CATGTGGCTGCGAGATATCTCAAATCCCAAAGTATTTTCCATTCCAGAGCCGCTGCAAACCGGATCTTTAAGAAGGAACTGCAATGCTCCAAAATTTCCCATCATTCGGGTCGAAGGCTGCGCGCCCGCGGCGCCTTGGCCTCCATTGTCGGTGCCCCTCGCACCGAAGTTCCAGACGAGGGGCGCGATGGTGTCGACTGCAGCACCGAAATCACTTGATGTAACCAACATATTCAAAACTGAGGCGCTATAACAACTTGGAGCCTGAAGCGGAGCTAAGGAACTCTCATGGTAGGGGCCCTGCCACATAGAGGCTGTAACCCATGTATATTGTGCCATCGATCTTGGTATTTGATGTTGAACAAACGAATTATCATATACTGTTCCCGTTGTATACACTCCCAACGAACCAGTAATCATACGCTTCTTAGGGTTTCTATTTACCTTGTGCCAAGATGGTGTTTCACAATAGCCCAAATCGCCATCGACTCTCGTACTTGTTGGTACTATTGAGCCATGTGTGGCATCAGAGCCGAACTGTCCACAATGAAGTGCAGATAACTGCTGAAGACCACGCTGTTTACCAAGATGATCCTTTATGTTAATTGAAGCAGTAATTGTTCCATCAATTAAAGAATCTCCTGATCTGCCATAATCAATTACTGACCGATTTCTATATGGCAAAGCATTGTAGACCGACATCTCTTCGTGGGCCGGGTCCATATAACCCCTGCTTTGTACTTCCGGGCCGCCGGGTGCACCGAAGCGGGTAACAATAATGCTCTTATTTGAGTTGGCGCCTGTTCTGTCCGGCAACGCGTAATCTAAGGTGCCGCCGGGGAACTGAGCACCTGGGTAAGAATAATGTAGACCGTAGTAGGATCCGTACTGGTCGGCGTCGGCTTGCCAGGATGGACCAACTGCACCATATGGAGGGGAACGTAAGATCGATGCAGTGGCATCGAAGTAATACGTAAATCCATAAGTTCCACCAGCTTCGTCAAATACCCAACCATAGTGCTGCCCGGAGTCGCCCGTGGAATGACCGTCACCAAGTTTAAACCACGAGAAAAGAGACCCTGTGGCTGGTGATGCAATCCTTAAATTAAACCTTGTGCCGTTATTATAAACTTCGGCGGCCTCTGCAGCAGACAATTCTTTTGTCCAAAAAGCAAAGTCGACTATACTGCCACCCCAAACATACCACGGGTCAGAACCAGCTGCGGCTCCGATCGTAAGCTGATCTGTTTGCGCGGCCTCCCGAATGTCATCCGGATTATTTAACTCTTGAGTGACTGTAGAATCCAGCGCGCCATCAATATACACTTTCATATAGTTTGCCGTATTTGAACCACCGGGATCGCCGCCGGCAAAAGTCAAAGTAATATGATACCATTGATTTAAACTTAAAGTGCTACTTTCAACAAAGCCATCCGTGCTGCCGTCTATAACAAATCGAAGCTTATTGCTCTGCATCTGTGCGTAACGATCGATGACGCCAATATTAAAAAGCATCCCAGTGGAACCATCACCATAACTTGTCAAATATGCCCAGGCCGAAACACTAAATGCTTTAGCATCACTTCCAGCTCCGCCGGCTACATAATTCCAACCGTTGGTGCTGCCAGTAACGCTTGTAAAGGTGCGGATAAAAGTATTGCCGTTAACACTAGGATCACCATCCCATTGCAACGAGCGACCACGTGGCGGGTCCAAGGGTAGCCGCCCCCTAATACTGAGGGTTTCCGGGTGAATAGCAAATTTAAATGACTCATCCCTAAAGAATGGATCATTCTTGCTTCGGGCCGCAGATTGAACAATTTGATAATTCTTTTGATAGTTACCGATAGAGCCGTGAGCCAATACGCCATCAAGTCTGGTTTCCGTAGAAGCTGTTGTCATTAAAATGTTCTGAATATTAACCGGCCGCTTTGTGCCAACATTGCGAAGACGATGAGCAGTTGGAATATTACTATCGTGGCCACGAGCGAGGGTGGCATCATAGTTTGCCGGGGTGATGGCAAAAGAAGACTTAAAAGTGCCTCCCCCCGATGACGTTACATCTTTAAACTTTAGCTGCCACGCTTCTGGGCGCCGCTTTGATGTATCCCACGAAAGGCCTCCCTTGCTGGCCGGCTGCCAAGCATGTCCAGGTATCGATGCGGTGAAATCTCCACCTCCCATAACAAGTTTGTCGGCCGATGTCAGAGTGGCGATACCGCCCCTGGCCCCATCGCCGGAAAAGAATTCATCACTTCCTGAGCCGTGTAGGAAATTACCGACGGGGGACATATCGTATATGACACAGGTTGAGCCGCTAACTTCATCAACATAGTTGTCTTCAGAATCATGGCAACCACCGTGGGCGGCAGAACCTGTGCCCATACCCATACGCCACCAACCAGCTAATTCAGAAACTCTGGAATGGGAATATAAATCATATGGGCCCACATTATAGGTGGGTATTTCATCGACCACTCCTGCGCTGCGATGATACAGTTCTTTAATTTCATCTTCGGTCAAGCAAGTTTTCCACAATGTAAACTCTGCCATACTGGCAGTACCAAACGTTTGATTAATACTTGAAGGGCCGCTGTTTGTGCTGCTGGCATGTTGGTCACCACCAATGGCAGCTTTCTGATCTGCAGCTGCTGGGGTTCCGATCGGGGTTTGCGCTGCGGTCGCAACAGTACCTGTGGCATTAACATAGACTACTGGGACATCTCCCAATGCCGAGCAGCTATATGCTATGGCAACATGATACCAAGTATCTGTTGCGGGTGCGCCGCCGGCAAAGGGCGTGGCGGCTTCAGCATGAATTGCGCGGCCGCTCCAAGAACGACTTAAAGCAACATTTCCATTTGATAAAAATACAGCTATTTGATAGCCGCTATCTCCAAATCTAAACCACGTTCTATCCTGAGAAAGATCGTTAAACCTAACCCAGCCGGCGTATGTCGCACCAGTAATTGCAGTCCACGCTGAACTATTGTCAATTACGAACCTAGGCGCCTTGCTTGCATCGAATGAACCTGAAAAACTAACATACTTTGTTTGGCTATAGTCTCTAACTGCGTCTGCGCGGCGGATCCAAGGTTGATTAAACTCAATATGCCGATGAGAGCGCCCACCAACAAACTTTTCGGCAAATGGGCCCTGCATCGGTATACCATTATCGTAAACAAGATCGTGATGTAAATTTGTAATCATCACTCCGGAAGCATAATTTTTAATCACCTCCTGATTGAAGCCGCTCTCGACAGAAGAAGAATATAAACTAAATGGAACTAATAAATTACCATCATTTTTATTTTCACTATCATTATTTTTATTAATATCTGGATCTACATCAAATCCAAGCCTTTGTGAGACTGCTGGGAATATATCATCAGATGTGCCCTGCAACTTTTCAGCACCGGAGCCGGAAGCAAGGATCATATTTTCTGGGGATTTTTCACCTTGCGACGTCTCGCCATAAGGAGTTGTGGCGTTATATATAAAATCAACCTTCTTGTTTTGATTGAACCCGACGCCGCCGAGAGTTGAATTACCGCCAGCAGAAAATCTGTAAACAGACCCCTTGGCACGATGCTTTGTAACCCGAATATTTGCACGAATGATCTGCTTATCTTCATTAACTGCTGCAGCGCTTTGAGAAAGTACCGGGCTGTCGGTTTCGGCTTCATATTTCCAATATTCTTTATTTACTGTTTCATCTAATTCCTCGTTCTCATCAAGGCCTGGCGTGCTCCATTTCCAGCCCGCTTGCCCTGAGCCGGCAAGATCAGAATCACCTGTTTGTCGATTTGTATTTTTATTGGGTGTTTCAAATCCGCTTCCGGGTGTGTTGGTGGCCGCCGCCAGAGTCGATTCTGTATCGGTTTCAGAGCCGACAGCGACTGCCTCGATATCATTAAGTTGTTTTTTAACATTCTGGAATTTGCTTTGGTATTTGCTTCTTTCGAGAACGTGGCTTTCTACAACTGTTCTCACATTCTCGGCAAAATCAGCAGAGGCAGGAACAAGTTGTTGCAGCATTATTGTTAAGGTGGAGTCGAACCATTTATAAAATTCATAAAATTTTTCAAAATCAATCTCACTATTACCCACTCTTTCAAAAAATCTTTGTCTTAATATCTTAAGTCCCTTATATTCGGGTCGATATCGATTTACTGGCGCGCCGATTAAAGTATTAATATCTTTTAAGGTGGCGAAATAGTTGATCATCTCAGTTGAAACTGCTTGCGCCATGCTCTTTTCAAAAGCAAAGAAATAGTTTATTGGGCGAGAATCTCTTGTAAAGACGTTTTGTTCCTGCGCATTAAGAACTGTAACCATTTCACTAGATTGAACATTTTCCGGCAACTGAAGTTTTGAAGATATAACAAAGTCTTTATCAACTACCGTACTTGAAGAAGTCAAAAAATCATAGCCTTTTCCGCTATATTGTCTGTTTAAGTAATTCCCAAGCCAACCAAAGCGTGCTGCCGCGGTGGTGGCCGATCCAGAAGACCGATCTTTGACAGTAAACTGTCCAGATGTATCGGAACCAGTATTCTGTGAGAATTCCCAGTTTAGTGCTAGAGTATCAAGTTTTAATATATCGCCATATGACCCAGAGAAATCGAATGGGTAAGCATAAGCACGCGGCTTTAAAGAGCCGTAATTTTCTGTGTCATATGCATGACCCAAGAGTGTCTCGTCCTCTACATAATCAAACCAATACCTACATGCGTTAACTTTAACATCTGTAGAGTTAAGAATCGTGCCCGTAAAGTTTGTCCTGTGTGTTCCAATGTATACTCTCTTGCTGCCCGTTATAAATCCAGCTGGTGTCTTTTTTAAACTATCTGATTCGGTTGCTGCTAAGCCGCTCAAATTAAACTCATTACGTACGATGCCAGCGTCTATTTGTATTCCGTGGAGTTCTACGGTATAATTTCCACAACAAGCGCCGCCCAGGACGCCGAACTCGCCACCCGGCTTAGTACCGGCATACGGATAGTTTTCTGGCTTAATTCGAACAGCTAAATTCCAGTGGCTATCTTCATAAGTATCTTGGTATAAATCAGATACCAAATATGGTACATAGCCTCCCTGAGTACCAGTCAACACAAAGCGCACATTGGTGGAATCTATCTCATCTCTTACAGCAAATACTTGATAATTGGCAGCATCGGCAGTATCATCCCATTGTGGAACAGATTCTTCAGAAACAACCCCATGAACACCAAATAACGAAGAACTTATTGTATTTGTGTCAAAATAAAAGGAAGCATTCGCATCTGGCTTCTTGGGGAAGCTTATGTCCGCCTCAAATGTTTGGGCATAACCATCGGCCAATTTAGAATTAGCAGGAAAATATCCTGTAGTATCTGTTGTATCTGAAGCGTCCTGCTGTTGATACACCACCGCGTTACTATTATCTGCTGTATTAAAATTAACAAATCTGTCCACCACCGATACTGTGTTGCGACGATTATCTCTCGCCTCATACTCAATACCGCCGGCATACATATTCAGTTTTACTAATTCATCATCGATACCGAAACATCTAATCATATTTCGAAAAGCTTTTTCGGTTCCTTTCGTTTTATAGATATAAACTAAATTATTATAAATGTTTTGATATATCGTATTTTTTACATCATGCAGAGATTTCTCAAATACTCTATTTTCGCTTCTATCGGCCAATTTTTCCAACACATCTGCGTCTATAAAAATTTCTGGTGCAAAGAGTCCAGCGGAGGAAAGAAGTTTTTCAGCAAACGGCAACGGCTTGTTGCTTCCCGTGTTGTAAGTTATATCTTTAAGGTTTGCCAACGATTCAATCTGTAATTGAAGCGTATCAAAATAGCTTGACATAATTTGTGTCAAATATTTGAGTTGTTTTTGTCCTTTATCTCCCGAATCTTCTTCTGTAATCCAAGCCGGAATAGAGTTATATATTGATGCATTATTATTTACATCATATTCAGAGCCAGTTATCTGCAAATCGGCAGCTAAAGTTTCCACCGATGGATGAAATTTATAAATAATTGGATCTTTAAATTCTTTTATTGCGGCACTAGAAGAAATGATTGCCGAACCAGTATTCCTTGAGTCGCTCGAATATCCTGTCCATGCTCCATTGGTGATGCGACCAGAATAATCAAGTACGACTGAATCAGTGGACGATACCCCAGTAATTCCTTCGTTAAACTTATAATAAACACCCAATTTAGTATTAATATTTTCGGTAGTGGTAATACCGGGAGTTGGGTCATCATTTGTTCCGCCGCCAACTTGGGTAAACCAATGACGGCCGATCTCTTTAGCCGTCCTTTCTGTCTTCCAATATCTAAACTCATCGATAGAGCCTGAGAGCTTGCCTGCGCCTGCAGCAGCGGGATTGACGCTTCTATGGTTTGGGGTTATTAGCGCGCCTATATAAGCTCTGAGGGCGCCTGTCACCTCATTCATCCCCGCAGCCGTGGCTGATGGATCTCCGTCGGCTGCTATAGTTCCACTGAGGCATTCGTTGTTCAGCGTACCATCGACATAAAATCTAGATGTAATTCCAGCAGAAGCTGATTTAAATGTGAAGGCATAATGATGCCAATTGTCGTCGGCGACGTCGGATGTTGTAAAGGTACTAGCCACAACAGACGAGCTTACAAAACCCGTCGTGCCAGACACAAGCGTGACCCTAAATGGATCGGCGCCGGCCTCGTTGGCAGCGCCCGTTAACTCGATACGAAAACGACCGTATTGGGCCGACGAAGAGGCCTCGCCATTCCAAAGATCAAATATTACTTCCTTCTGTGTTTTAGAGGCATCAAACGCGTCTTTCCTAAGCCAGAATTCAACCGAAATTCCATTATCTTTCAGATCGAACTTTAAATTGTTTTCACGATTTTTATCTGTGTCGTAATAGTTTGACCCAGTAAACTGAATTGAGTAAGGAGACATCCCGTGGAGGTTGGCGTGGGGGCCTCCCTTCAAGTAAATGTATTCTAAATCTGCCGGTAATCCATAACCAGTATCTCCCGAGCCGCTACTAACAGTTCCCCAGCCGGCCGGGGAAAACAGCGCATACCCATTGGTGCGAGGATACCTATTATTAAAAATATGTAAATCTAAATAAGTTGATTCATTTTCCCATTTGATTTTTTCTCTAAGAGAACCATCATATGGATAATCTTCATAAATTCTTTTTAAAGATTGCTCGTAATATTCTGTCGCGGAGCCATAACGAACAAAACTCTCCGGGCGAGTAAAGTCAACCCGGGGGATAAACCTCTCTTCACGAACTATGTCTTCTTCGTGATATCCAACCGATTCAACTTCTGCCGCTATTTCTTCAGCAGATTTGTTGGATAACGCGCGAATAGTTGATGCTTTATTAAACTGATCTTTAAAGCTCATACCCTAATTATTCTTCAACTCTAAATTTAAACGTTTGTGGTTGCTCCTGCCAATCTCCTATGCTATCATTATAATAGGACAATCTAATCTCATACATATATCCAGACTCTAACATAGATAAATCCAGATCAAAATAATTACCCTCCTTGTCATAAGATAAATAAGTACTAAAATCAGAACCTGTCCCATACGGAATGGCATTCCAGTTGTCTATTACGCGTCGAACCGAATAAGAAGCACTATGGATTACATCAGTTGGATTAGTGCTATTTGAAACTGTATAGATCGTCGGACTCCAGTTTCTATCACGAACAAAAAATCTAAATCTTGCTTTTTCGCTTGTTGAATACTTCCTTTTAAGATTTGTTAAGCTTGTAAGTTTTGTGAAAGTTGGTGCTGCTTCATATGTTGGCATCTTTTCGGGGTAAATTGATCCTGTAAAGTACTCTACATCCGTAGCCCCACTGTGCCACACATCAAAAAGAGCCTCAAAGGGAGTTGCTGCGGCCGTGATGGCCATGGAAGCAGAATAGACACCGGTCTTAACCCAGCCACCAGTAACATCGGTGTCTGCTGCAGCAACGGTGCCGCCGCCCACCGACATCTTCAGCTTTGAACCAGTTGGCGCCGAGGAACCAGAGTATAAGGAAACTAGAATCTCACCGCCAGCAACGTTTGGAATGTCAACAAGGCGCCCACGTATATAATTGTAAAGATATAAAGTATTTAAATTATCTTCCGCAGGCGCCAATGAACTAGAATAAAAGAAATTTTCTCTATCATCTTGTATACGTGAATCCCAGCGCGCCTCGATGAACGGACGTTTAAAGAAGAACTCCGAGGACCGAGCGAAGAACTTTTTTGTATAATATGACTCTGTTGCGCCGGCTGTGTTGTGTATGATGCTTCCTGTATCAGCTCCAGTAGAAGCAGAATAATAAGCTTCCTGGCTGGCTGTTAGTCTAAAACCTATGCCATGGTTGTCAAACTTGCCACCTGAATCCCCGAGGATCCAATTTTCCACAAGATCTGTTACATTTACCTCTACATCTTCGTAGCCGCCCGGAAAGGTGATCTCATAATTTTGATCCGTTAAATAATCGCCGCCGATAGAGGTCCACGCTGCAGTACTGCTAGCAGACATCCAACTAGCATAGCCAAGATCTTGGTATTCATCCATATCGAGGCCCGTTCCCTCTGTCCAGGACTGAGAAATAGGTGCCACGACCAAAGTAAAGTCTTGGGGAAGCGTAAATGCATGCTCGGCATTAAACATTTTAAGATAAAATGATACGCTTCCGCTAGCACCAATAGTGCCGGCCGTCCTATCGGCTGAAATTGAAGATATAGGAAATTTTACGAGCGCTCTAGAAAGTTCCTGAGACTGACCAACTGAGGCTGAAGTTTGGCCATAAATTGAAAAAATTTCTAGGGAATCTGCGTATCCCATATTTGAGCCGCTGGCTCTTGTTGATAGATTAGCCTCAAATGCATTAACTATAGTTGTATCCAGACTGGCTGTATACCTTGCGATGCTCATTATTTGACAGTTCCTTGTATATCAACATTTGGAAATTTGAGTTCAAATATAATTCTATTGGAGGCCAAAACTCGGGTTCCATCCATGGAAACAGAAGAACGTAAATCATAATTGCTATTAGAATACAAGCCGCCGATTTTATCTATAATTTGTACACTGTATACATCCATAATTCCTTTAACTTTTTGTAGTTCGCGATAAATATCCGAGATTTGAATGGATTCTCCAATATCAAATTGTCTTTTAGAATAAAATTTAGCAAGTCTTTTGTTGGCTCTGTTTATAACAGCGTATCTGTTGGCATTTGAATCTAAAGAAATACTATAACGAATTCCAAAATTAACAATTTCTGCATCAAGAATGTCAACAGTATCATTAATCATCTTATACTGCATAATCCAACTTTTAACATTACTTTTTAATGTTGAGTTCGCTGAAGTTAACTTACCATTAGCATCTTTTGAAATAATATATAAATTTAAATTTCTTTTGAACTCATCAAAATCTCTTACTATCTGCGCTCGGTGGATGGCGCCAAATTTGGCCGGCATTCCATATACAATTGCCTGATAATCTTGAGCTGTAACAGCTCTATTTTGTGCCGCAAAATACGACATAGTTCTTTGCTTAATTTCTTCAGATGAAGGAAGCGCTAAATTACCAACGAATGGCTGTTCGTTTGTAACCTCCAGTGAAGTTGTTACGCTTGCCCTCGTTGAAGCTTGTAATTCCGCTTGTCGTGAAAACTTAAAAAGAGGGGTTTTTATTGTCGTGACGGTATTAATCGCCGCGTTGATATCTCTGCCGGTATTAATTCGATATGATACTCTTAGATTCGTATTGGCTGGGGCAATTCCAAATTTATCTGTACTTATTAATTTTGTTGGATCAAAATCTAAATCAGTAATATAATTTTTGCCATTTAAGTCGAGCACCAATTCTGTAGGATCTAAAACAGAGTTTGTTAATAACTCAGAGTCAGACCCATATCCAAATTGTAAAAAGGACTCGTTACCTAAATTTTCTAATACAAACCTTCTTGGAACAGGCACAGCTTTAAGTATATTTGGCACCGTTGAACTATTAGAATCTGAATTTCTAAGAGCTTTATAAATTACGTTTTGCGATAAATTATCAACTTGAACATATTCGTGACCTTCTGAATCCACAATACTCAACACGGCCGCAACATTGGCATTAGAAAGGGACAATTTCAAAAATCTCTGAAAATCTCCCACCTCAAACTCTTCTACAACAGCTCTACCAGATACTGCTCTGCCCAGCGCGCGTATAACAAATGACTGAGCCTCTCCAGTGCTTGAATCGGCCTCTGCAACAACAACCTGATTAGTTCCTACAGAAAAATCTACACTATCAAGTAAAGTGTAGGATCCGCCGCCTGCAGAACTAAAGGTTGACCCGGCCCTAAGTGTGGGAGCAAAATCTAAGTCTGGGCCCCCGCCAACCGAAGCCGCCGGTATTTTAATATAAAAAGTCAAAATTCCGAACGAGGAAGGACTTGCCGGCAGGCGAAATCCAAATTGACGTGAATGCCTCGCAACGTTACTATATTGAATTGCAGAATCTAAAAAACTTTCATTTGCTTGGTAGTCTAAATAAAATGATAAAATATCGCCTACGTAAGCTACCGTATCGAGCATTAATGACCCAAAAGATGCCTCACTAAAATCTTGATAAGTATCCGGATAATATCTTTTAGCGTACGTCTCTAAGTCGCGCCTAATAGAATCAAAATCTCGACTTGTATAATTTATGGCTTGTTGTTTCTTTGGCATTAAAGTGGTCCCAATAATAATTAGTTATCAAATTCAATTTGAAGCAAAGTGCTTGTTTGAAGTGGCACAATTGTAAAATGTATTGACACTGATATGGTGTGTGGAAAAAAGTCCGGTTCATTTTCTGGCACACTAAAATCGATTTTATTAAGCTGAATGAAGCTCATATAGCGCTTTGTCTGTGAGTGTATTCTATCATTTATTTCTGCATATGTCGTCGATCCATTTAGTTCAAATAAATATCTCCTAAGCCCAACTCCAAAATCAGGATTCATCATCTTTTCCCCGGGATTTGTTAGTAAGAGCATTTTAAAATTTTGTCTAGCTAGCTCAACATAATTTTTTATAAGCCCGTATGGCCCATTAACGTTATCTTCTCTAAGTGGTAATCTAACTGCTATTCCTGATGCCATAATTCTATTTCCTTTTTATAATTAGCACTCGCCAGACTCTGGTGGCACATAATTAGGATTCAAGGGACTAAGGGTGGTGGCCACTGGATCAGGGCAGGCGCTGGATCCAGGTGGATTAAGACCATCATCAGCCGGCGGCGCGGTGGGATCCGAGGCCTCATCTCTCAAATCATTAAGGTCATCCTCCAGTTCTTTCATAAGTAGTGATAATAGCAAATATATTATACCAAATATAAACGGAGGCAACATAAATATTCCCGGCAATGTGCCAAGAAAGTCAACACCCTTTATATTAATTTTCGGATAAAGAATTCCAGCTTTCAGGGCTTTATTCCAGCCAGGAGGCTTTGGAGACACATCATCAAGACCTTCGTTTATTCCCATTGTAACCATACATAAGAGGAAGGAAAGAATACCCTCGCCGGTGATGGCTGGCGCAATTGCCGGGAGCGTCGCGTCGGCTTCAATCGGCTCTCCATTGGGATCGCCAACAGGCGTCTGTCCCCGGCGCGGATGGGGTAGAGGCTCGCGTAACGCGATGACCGGCGGAGATGCATCAATAACTTTAGCAACATTATTAAAGGCTGCGCCGGAAACATCTTTAATTATCTTAGATATTGCAACGTGCGGGTCTATTATTTCAGATACCCCCTTAAAAATTTTAATTGGTGTTTCTATAAGCATTTTTAATAGAAAGTCCAATGCTGAGAATCCCAAATCAAGAAGAGGATCTTTTGGATCTGTTGCCCCCAAGCGCTTTGCCCCTACAGAATCCGGAACAGGGCTGGTAAAATTATTCTCATCACGTACACTATCTTTAAATACTTGAAGACAACGATACTTGGGCGCCCTGAAACGATCGTCTATCTCGGGGAAATGAGAATTCGTAAGATAGAAATTATAGATTACAGGAATAAGCATAATCAGCTCTTTGTTAAACGCCTTTCCAAAAAGATTTTGATATACAGTGCTGCCCTCAATTTGGCTAATTTCGCTATTACGAATTCTTGATGAACTAAAATATTCTATATCCTCTAAGAAAGCTTTATCTTTCGAGTTAGTGTCCCCTCCCCCTAATGGGATGGACGTATCGAGGTCTTCGAGAACAATCCTACGCAAGCCTAGGGGATCGTGACGTTGTCTTGGGTGGAGGTCAGCGCCGTGGAGATAAAATAAACCACCGCCGGTGTCGCCGTCCTCGTCAACAATATCGTCACCAGTCGGCAAATAATATACTATACGGTGTTTTATTGCTAGACCGCTGAAGCGTGCGCCGTCAGAGAGTTCTGCCTGCGGATACTGCAGTAATTGCTGGGCAACATGGTGACCGCCTTCGAGGTGCAGGTAGTGCTTAAACAAACTAATCTCCATTCCATTGGCCGGGCCAGCGAGGTCTGCTAAAAGCTGAAAGTATCCTCCTGTGCCAGCGTTGCGGCCCTCAAGGGTACCGGCGTGAACCCATGCCTGATCCCAGGTAACCACTCTTTCCAAAACGAACCTTCCAAAGGCGCCGTTGCGCGCGGCCTTCGTTTTAGCATTCAAGCGTACGGCATCCAGGCCAGCGAGGTGTTCGGTGATATCGTCCAAGTCCACGCCGGGGTGGTGCATCGAAGGGGCCCACGCCTCGAAGCGAACAATATTCTCGTTCCCATCCTCAAGATATAGTCCTAGGTTCGAACCGATCACGGAGCCGGCCGATGACTGGGTCGACATGTGATCGCCGAACCACATAGGTTGTACAGTAAGAATATCTTCTAAAAAGATTTTATCAATTGACTTTGAAGGAGTCATTGCACTCGTTCTTTCCATGGCATTAGACACAGATTTTTTTGAATCAAAAATTCGTAACTTAGTGACATATTCAATAATTGCAGGAAAATCATCAATACTAAATCCATCAAAAGAATTTTCAAAATCGAAATTATCCATATTTGTTGTAGGAGCGGCTACTGGAAAAACCATATTTCCGGCCCTATCCATAAAGCCGCCTTTAGAAACAATTGATGGTCTCTTGGCCTTCTTACTAAAATATTGAACCATCTGGTGCCCTATAACTGGTTCTGTTTGCAAGAATGCCGTCATTTGTTCACGAACTGTTCGTGCCAGCAAATCTGTTATCAGCTGGGATGCCATAATGTCTTCTACTTTGAATGCCGAGAGAACAAATATATTTTTGATCATGAATTGAGCTATATGAATTTGAGTTAACAACAAGAAAAGACCGTATCGAATAACATCTCTTATCTTGCCACCCATTGGATTTAAGTCTTCTTTATCCTCGTCATAACAAAGTGCGTCCAACATTTCATCTTTTAGTATTGCCAAAATACCATCTATATCTAAGAAATCGGCCACGTTATCTGGTATACAATTCCTATTGTCATGGAAAAAGTTCACTGCATTCAATCTTTCCATATCAAAGATACCGTTTGCTTCGATGTAATCAAAAGCCGATTCGACCAAACCAGCAAAAGCCGCAGGGAACAGAAGACCGTTGATTTGTGATTTAACATCATCAACCCTAAACCAACGGCCGTGTAGGTGGGACGCCTGACCGGTTGAACCCGCTTGAACTGCACCCGGGATCCGTTCCTCGATGAGCGTCGTGGCGCCAGTTCCTGAAGTGCCCGCGGAGGCCATCTGTCGACGAGTTAAGAGATGCTCCCCGGGACCGGTTGGCGCAGAACTCGGGAAGATTAATTTCTCTGTCACGCGAACTGCAAACAAATTAACATATGGATTCCCCTTGTGTATGTTATACGGGCTCTCATCCAGATCGCCCAGGTAGAATTCTCGGCCCAGCGCATTGGCGCTTCCGCGGTCGGCATTAAATCCAAGATCAAAAGAGCCTCCGGGAATTAAGTCTGAGTCTAATTTAACGTTAATCCAATTATCTCCCTCGTAGGCCAAGCCCGAGTAATTAGGATATGAAATTGTTATTTTGTCCAGACCACCTGTCGGAGATTGAAGTTTATAATAAGGGATTGATTGTCGGAGGACGCCATCGGTGTCATTCGGGCTCGCGAGGTCTACGATGACGCCGGCAGGCCAAGTTTCATTGATAGACCCAGAAATCGCGAGGCCGTCTTTGCCGTATATCGGAGTACCGAAGGGTCCTTCGGGGAGAGGGTTCCGTTGTTTGATCGCCTCCCCGGATGCCGCGACACCAAGAGCGCGAGCAGCATTTTTCGCCTGGATTTCTGCCGCGGCGGCAGCATCATCCAGCTTAACCCAAGTCGGCTTAGTTTGTGTTCGACCAAGATTAAAAGTAAGTTTCATATCGCGGTAGCTGATCGAGGTGAACTGCAGGTTCGGAATGTCAGCTTCTGATGAAAAATGCCCGGAAGGGCCAGAAGAAACGCGTAGCGGCCATGTCGTAAATTCTACTATGCTTTCGCCGCCGGTGAAGGAAGGCAGTCCTTCCTGGTCGGTGGTGGTGTATTTATCAGCCTTCGGCATATAGTTCCGGAATTGATTCCTAAATTTCCTGGGGAACTGAAAGGTTTTTGTTGATACTGGTTGTGGGTCGTTGTCGCCGCCGGCAGACATACGGCCGAGCATCCCCTCAAGATCGTTTATTGCTGATAAAAATTCCGGATCTTGTAACAGTTCATCAAGGATGGTAATAATCATATTCATGACGTCTTGTACGGCGCCTGCTTCGACTCCAAAGGCCTCTGTCAAGTCAATATTGCACGTCTCCTCTAGGTTGCTGGTATCCATGAATGGGATCTCCCCCATCGCCTTCCGGACTTTCTTTAAAATCCTCCTTGTGGCTTTACCCGGCTTCTTGCGTACATCACTATAGACATCTTCGTCGGAATCGCTCTCGGTACCGGTGCCGGCCTCATTCGTGCCACGAGCGGCGTTGACCGCGTCCAATATTTTTTTCATAGCCGGATCGATATTTCCTTCCGCATCACGGTCCGTAACAACTGTTGGCTCTTTAAGAATCTGAGTGACCGAACTAACAGAATTGGTAAATTCCATTTCAACCACTCTTACAATTGTATTTATCAAATCCGGTATTGTATCGTTGACCAAAGGATTTTCTATAAAACCAGGGCGCAAAGGACAATCTAAATTAATCTCTGGCTGATCAAGTTTGATACCATCTGCTATATTACTCAAAATATCAACTATGGCATCTGGAGCTTTTGCCTCCAATAAACAAAGATTATCATGATTCAAATGGACTAAGTCGCTGGCTATCTTATTACAAAAATCTGAAAAATCAACATAGCGCGATAGATTCGCAAAAAATCCCATCACCGCTCCATAACTATTAAGAGTATTTCTAATATGCACGTCATCATATGCTGCATTAAAGTCCAATATTTTTTCCATCGTATCATACGAAACCTCATCACGATCCGTAAACAAAAAGCAAATTTCCATTGAACTTAGTATTGCCGATAAATCTCTGAAATATTTCATGACGTTGTCAAAAGTCATGTCATCTCTTTCAAACAATTGATTCAAGGCGGACGGATTAGAAATATTTGGAAGGCCTGCGGCGTCATCGGTTAGATTGTCTTGGACCAAGTCTGCAAGATCATTTTCACCGAAGTCTGAGGCGAAGGGATTGGTTAATTCACACAAATCCTTCAACAATTCGGCGAGGCCCTTAACAATTTCCATAACCATTTCCTGGAGAGTGTCGAGCATAATTTTTAATATCTCTTTCCACATATCTCCATCAATAGTAAAAGTCTTAAAAATCTTTTTAATATCGATCGGTGGTATTTTAACGGCCGGCATGGGGGGGGAAGGGAGTTGGTACGGCCCGCTATTTATCTCCATCCCCGGTGGCGGAAGATTGCGTTGACCAACTGTCTGCATCGCATTTGCGGCGGCTTGGGCAATTCTGCCCATTGAAGGACCCATCCCTAAGGTGGCACAGATCATAGCTTCTTTGGCTATTTCGTCGATTCCAAGAGATCTCAATAATAAGCCGAGTTTAGAATTCTTTTTGACACCCGGAAGGTTGCCATTTAAAATGCTTGCTATTCCTTTTGCAACGTTTTGCCCTGTCTTGAGTGCTTTTGTTTTGTTGGCTTCAAAAACCTTTTTAAAAATTTCTGGATTTTGTCTTACTTGCGTTCTTAGTTTCCTCATTTCAGCCGGTGACATAGATTCAACAAAACCTTTTTCTAGAGCTTTTGTGTCTTTTAGATCGACCAGCCCCATCTGTACCGCTTCTTTAAGGAATGCATTTTTTACCGGGGGCCCTGGTGCTGGTAGTTCATCCCATATAAAGTTCGACGGCAAACCGAAATCTCCGGAGGAGTCATTTATAAAGTCTGTAAACGAAAACGGCGGACCATTGGGATCGATGGCGGCTAGACGCATGCGTTGAAGTAGATATTCATAGTTTTTAAGAGTGGAGAGAGTCAGTGGGTCTTGAAATTCTTTGTTATATTTAACATTTGTCATATAACCGGTCTTTAAAACATTTTCTTGGGGACTCTCTTCATTTATAACATAAGTAATGCGCCCAATGGC